AACTAAAGATGGAGGAACTGGTACTCAAACTGCTGGCTTATCTTTTGGTGGTCAAACTTCTCCAGGAAATGATGTAACTAACACAGAAGAATTTGTAACTGGAACAGAAATTGCTACAGCATCCGACTTAACCACATCATAATGGTCGTATAAATAGAATTATATAATAGCATATAAAATGCTTTATAATGTAACAGGAGAAATTGTAAATGAGTGAAGAAAACAAAACACAAAACTACGCTGAAGCCAAAAAAGAAAAACGAGATATCGTTGCCGCTTCAGAAGCAAACGTCAATCATCTAGCCGAAGTATTAGATACTAACGATTTTAAAGCTCTTAAAGAGTTAAAAGACGAGTTAAAAGATACTTGGCACAAAAAACAAGTCTTTAGAACAGAAACAGAAATGAGAATGTCTGTTTTACAAGACGCAAAATATCCAACTAAAGCCGCAAAATACTGGCAGTGTGTAAGAGAACAAAACGTGTTCTTTGAAAACTTAATGACACTATCATTTGATTATAGAAAAAATGAAGTCGAAATTAAGAAACTTAAAAAGAAAATTGAAGAAGAACAAGACGAGTTAGAAAGAGAAATGCACGAAATTGAGTTAGAAGAAAAATTATACGGTAGAGCAAATATGGAATTAGTTGCAAAAGACCGTATGAGAGAAGTTAGTCAATGGTCTCAATTAAAAGCAGAATATGACGATGGTTCTTTTGACACTAAAAATGTTAATACACACCAAGCAGAATCTTATAAGTTAATGTTAACAAATAAAGTAAAAACATTAACACCAGGTTCTTCTCAACCAGAAGTCTTTAATGTTGTAGGTCAATTACATACACTTGAAAGACTTGAAAAAGATGGTGTATTATTACCATATAGTGCTGAAGCAAAAGCAAAACTTGGATATAAACCTAATACACAAGAATCTCAAGGTTTAGGTTTATCTACTTCAAGTGATATATCTACAAAACCTGCTGATAAAGAGTTAAACAAGGCCAAGTTGGCATATAAAGAAGCATCAACAGATACAAAATAATTTTCGACTGTTTATATTATGAAGCAAAAGTTGTTTTGGTTGGTGGCGATGCCTCGTTCAGGTAATACACTTTTTGGTTCTTTAATGAATCAAAATCCTGACATTGGTGTTACCGCCAACTCAATCACATTAGAAATAATGAAAGACTTGTTTTTATTAAAACAAACTGATGTCTTTCAAAACTATCCTGATGAAAAATCTTTAGACAACGTTTTAGATAGTGTCTTTGATAACTACTATAAAGACTGGAATTACAAATACATTATTGATAGAGGACCTGTATCTACGCCAGGTAATCTAATGTTAATGCAAAAACACTTTAAACAACCAATTAAGTGTGTTGTACTGTTAAGAGATGTTTTAGACGTTCTAGCGTCTTATATGAAGTGGTATACTAACAATCCTAACTCATTTGTCAATAGATATGGTCTAAAAACAGATGATGAAAAATTAGGTATGTTGATGAATAAAGATGGCGCCATTGCAAAAGATTTAGAAGCAATCAAAACTTTATTACAACCTGAAAACTCACATATGGCTTGTTTTGTAAAATATGATGACTTGATTAACGATCCTAAGACCCAACTAAATAGAATATATAACTTTTTAGAGATACCTTATTTTGAACATAACTTTAATAATCTATCTCAACTAAATGTAAATAATAGAAGTTATGATGATAAGATTGTGGGTGATAATATGCACACAATTAGAACAAATGGAATATATAAGGAAGATAATCCATATCGTTCTATGATACCTCAGCGTATCGTTGATAAATATGGACATATAAAATTTTGATATGAATGATATAAAATTTAACTTTGTCTTTTTAGGACAATCGGTTTTAAGATATGAAGTACCATTAGAGATATTTCATACCATCAATGCTATTTACGAATCAAACTTTACTCAACTTGCACCAGCAAATAAACAACTAGTCGGTAAAATAAGAAATGAACACTCTATCTATTATGATGGAGAAGACACTTCTAAAATGCACCGACACAGTTTATTACCAGTAAATGTACAACAATGGTTTATGAGTATGTTTCAACACTATTTAACTTGGAATAAAATAAGAAATCCACATTGTCATTTAAATAGTATATGGATTAATGAAATGAAAGAACACGAATATAATCCTGTACACGTTCACCAAGGAACAATGTTTACAGGTCTATCTTCAGTAATGATTTTAAAACTTCCTAAAAATACAGGGATTGAATATTCAGCAGAACATCAACCTCAAAATGGTAAACTACAAATACTTGGTTCAGCGTCTGGTCAATTTTCTAAAGTTGATTATCAACCTGAATTAAAAGAAAGAGATTTTTATATTTTTCCGTATGATATGCGTCATTGTGTATATCCATTTAACGGAACAAACGAAGTTAGAAGAACACTTGCAGCAAACTGTGATGTTCAGTATAACCCAATTGAAAACAGAGGAGCTATGTAATGAGCGGTATGTACGAAAATATGCACTTAACAGAACCTAAATGGAAGAGTTGGATTGTAGAAACAACAACTCCACTATTTTCACCTGACCAGTGCAGACAAATAATAGAATGTGGAAGAAGACAACAACCACAAAAAGCACAAGTCGGTATGAATAAACCAGGTGGTGGTTTAGATACGAAAAAAAGAGTAACCACTATATCTTGGATACCATTTGCTGAAATGCCACATATGTATAGAGATTTGTATAGTTTTATACAAAAATGTAATGAAAATCATTTTGGATTTGGCGATATTCAAATAACTGAAAACGCACAATTTACAGAATATCCAGAAGGTGGTTTTTATGATTGGCATATGGATTGTGATGTCAATATGGCACACGAGCCACCAGTAAGAAAATTATCAATGACTTTACTTTTAAATGACCCTAACGAATTTGAAGGTGGTGATTTAGAGTTAATGGCACCAGGTAAATTTAAAAAGATGGAACAAGGACACGCAACTGTATTTGCTTCATTTTTAAATCATAGAGTTAATCCAGTCAAACGAGGTGTAAGACAATCACTTGTTGTTTGGTTTGGTGGTAAACCGTTTAGATAAGATGTTAATAAAAGAACAGTTTTTTCCTACAACTGTATATGGTAAAGATTTACAGTTAGATAATAATACGTTAGCACAACATATTATTCAATGGTCTCAACAAGACCAAGGTGTGAAAAAAACAAATATGAATGGTTGGCACTCAACAACTGATATGCATTTAAAAAAAGAATATCAAGTATTAGTTGATGAGTTATATAAAATGCAACACGAAATATACCAAGAAGAATGGTTAGATAGAAAGCCTATGTTAGGAAATATGTGGGCAAACATAAATTATTCAGGAGGTTATAATAGACCTCACGTTCACCCTAACTGTTTATTTTCAGGTGTATATTATGTAAAGACACAACCACAATGTGGTGAGTTGGTAGTCAATGACCCTCGACCAGGTATTCAAACAATGATGCCAACAAGAAAATCAGGCCAACCGCCAAAACATTTATGGCGTGAAGCACATATAGAACCAATACAAGGAAGATTGATTATGTTTCCTGCGTGGTTATGGCATTGTGTAGAACCAAATCAAAGTAATGATATGAGAATATCTATAAGTTTTAATTTTGTACAGGAAGGATTTCAATAATGAATGAAGAATTTAAACAAAAGAAATATCAAGTAATCAAAAACGCCATCTCTTATGAGTTAGCAAATTTTTGTCTAAACTATCTTTTATTAAAAAGAGATGCCGCAGGATTTATGTACAAAAATAATGTGATTGCTGATACAGGTATGTGGGGAACTTGGACAGACCAACAAGTACCAGGTGTCTATTCTCATTATGCTGATCCTGTGATGGAAACATTATTGATGAAAGTTTTACCTGTAATGAGAGAACAAACAGGTTTAGAGTTAATACCAACTTATTCATATACAAGAGTGTATGAAAAAGGGTCTATACTATGGCGACACAAAGATAGACCAAGTTGTGAAATATCTACAACTTTAAATCTAGGTGGGGATCCTTGGCCAATATACATTGATCCAACAGGAGAAAACAATGTATTAAAATCACAATATACTGCCAAGGGAGAGGAGTGTATTGTGAAACAAGGAGCGCATCCAGGTAATAGAGTTGATTTAGAACCAGGTGATATGCTAGTATATTCTGGTTGTGAATTAGAACACTGGCGAAATGAGTTTATGGGTAATATGTGTGCTCAAGTATTTTTACACTATAACCACGTAAACGGTCCATTTGCCGAGAAAAATAAGTTTGATAAACGACCATTATTAGGTCTTCCTGCGTTTGTCAAGTAATATAAATAAACATAAAGGTGATAAAATTATGAGTGAAGTAAAACAAGACAAAATAACAATTGATGGTAACGACTATATTATAAGTGAATTACCATTAGATGTAAGAAATACAATTGTTGCTAGACAAGAAATTTTAACTTCTAAAGTAAGACACGAAATAGAATTAGAAAAGATTGAAGTATTAACTAATTACTATAACGATAAAATTAAAGAAGGATTAGATAAAGTCAATGGCAGCAAGAGCGAATCTACGGATTGATCAGGGCGCATCATTTTCAACAGATGTAACAGTCACAAATAGTGACAACACAGCGTTTGATTTAACGGGCTATACTGCGTCAGCGAAACTATCACAAGGTTACGCTTCAACAAGAACAAGAACATCATTTACGACTGCGATTGCGTCAGATGCGACAACTGGTATTATTACATTATCTCTAACACCAGATCAAACTAGCGCTTTAGAGGCGCCAGCGAGATATGTTTATGATATAGAGATATTAAAGACATCAGACAGTTCAATTACAAGAGTTATCGAAGGAATTATTACAGTTAGTCCATCAGTTACCACATAATCTTTAATAAATAGTTATTATAAATATACTTACAAAGAGAGAGTAATAATGGCTGTTGTAAAGGCAAAAATAAATTCAAATACTTCATCAGGACCTCAACAGGTTACTGTTCAGGTACCTAGCGCAACTATTGCTCAAACTTTTAAACAACTAAATGACGTGAACGTATCTTCTCTATCAGATGGTGCATTAATTCAATATGACGCTGCAACAGATAAATTTGTAACAAGAAACGAATTAGAAACTACCACAGGCACAATTACCTTTAACGGTGGTGCATTTTAACGGAGAGAATTAATAGATGTCAACAATTATTCAAATTAAACGAAGTTCGGGAACTTCGGCGCCATCAACCCTTAAATTAGGGGAACTGGCTTATACATATGGAACAGGTACCCAAGGTAATAACGGAGATAGGCTCTTTATTGGTGAGGGTGGTGTTGATGGTAACGGTGATGCCAATAATATTACAGTCATTGGTGGACAATATTTTACAGATAAATTAGACCACGTAGATGGTACATTAACAGCAAGTTCAGCACTTACAGTCGATT